AAATAAATGAAGTAAAAACATTTTCAGGTTCAAAGGGCAACTTTAGAAAATACATTTCGCCAAAGTATAAAGCAAATAGAGATTATAATAATCTACCTCCATTACTAAATGAAATGCACGAATTTGTTAAAGAGCAATACAATTCTATTTGGGGATATGGATGCGAAACAGATGATGTTGTAGCAAAATACTGGTATGAATTATCAAATACAATAGGTAGAGATAATGTAATAATAGTTTCAATAGATAAAGACTATAAACAATTTCCTTGCCTGATGTATAACTACCATATAAAACATAAATGTATCTATGATATATCAGAAGAAGAAGCACTATATAATTTCTATGAACAAATGATAGTAGGTGATACTGCTGATAATGTAAACTACTGTAAAGGATATGGAAAGAAGTTTGCAGAAAAGTATTTAGCAGAATGCAAAACTAAATATGAATATACTAAAAAGATATACCAACTCTTTAAAGAATTACACAAAGGAAAAGCAAGGCAAAGATATATTGAATGTTGGAACTTATTAAAACTAAAAACAAATTAAAATGTCAAGACCTACAAGTAAAACAACAAAGAAACAAATTTTAGAATATCACTATGAAAATACTGATGAATGTGGAATGGGTGCTGATGCTTCTGAATGGCATTCACATTGTTGGAGATGTGGACACGAAAGAGATACACAAAGATGTCATATAATTCCTTATGCTTTAGGTGGAGAAGATATAGCAAGTAATTATGTATTATTATGTGAGGAATGTCACCAAGAAGCACCTAATGTAAATGATAAATATTATATGATGCAATGGATAAAAAGAACAAGTATATCTTCTTATAATTGCTATTGGGATGTTAGAAATATAATTGATAAAAGAATTAAAGAAGTTAGTAAACATTTTGGTGCAACAAGAGAAAACGCATTAACACCTTCTACTCACAAATGGATTGAAGAAAAAATATTAGAAGATATGAAAGATAGATTTGGCTTTGTAGATTATAGATGGTTAAATACAATTTTAAATGAAAGATAATGGAATACTGTAATGACTTTAGATACGATTTAAAGGTAGGACAGATAGGTGAACAACTATTAGATGACATATTAAACTTTAAAACAATAGAAGTTAAGAGAGATAGCTGGATATACAAAAGCGGTAACATAGCAATAGAATACGAAAGCAGAAACAAACCATCAGGAATAGCAAAATCAGAAGCAGACTATTGGGCAATAATATTTTCAGGTGATTACAAAGATGAAATAATATTAATAATAAAAGAAAACAGATTAAAAGAAATATGCAGGGAATACTATAAGAAAGGAAACATAAAAACAATGGGCGACAACAACACATCAAAAGCAATATTAATACCAATAACAGAAATACTAAAATGGACATAACAGAAAGATTAAAAGAAATAATAAAGCAAGAAACAAATACAGATATAGAAATAAGAACACGCAAAAGAGAAACAATAGAAATGCGTTCACTATATTGCACAGTATTAAAACAATTAAAACCAAAGAAAACATTACAAGCAATAGGCGATACAATAGAACTAAATCACGCTACAGTAATAAACTCTTTAAACAATTACAAAGTATATGAACAATATAATCCTGAACTAAAAAAGTTTAAAACTACAATACTATCTTACTTTACAATGGATGATTCAGAACTAAAAGAACTATTAGAAATAGAAAAGTTAAAAAATAAAGTAATGGAGTTAAAAATAGAAAACGATAGTTTAAGAATACAGCTTCATAAATTAAATGAAATAAAAACACAAATATACGAATACAAAATAATAGATGAACTAAATACATTAATGACAAATACAAAAGATACAATACAACACACATTAATTAAAGATAGATTAGAAGCATTTTACACAATGAATAAAAACATAAAATTATGACACCACAAGAAAAAGCAAAAGAGTTATCAATGAAATTTGATAAATGGGGAGAAACTGATAATGCCAAAAAATGTGCATTAATAGCAGTTGATGAGATATTAAAAAATAATAAAATTTTATTTGAAGATGTTTTAAATGACCAATATTGGCAAGAAGTTAAACAAGAAATAGAGAAATTATGACACCAAAAGAAAAAGCAGCAGAGTTAGTTGATAAGTTTTTAAGAACATATCCAATATATGATAATCCAACTGTAGTAATATCTTATACTTATAATGAAGCTAAACAATGTGCGTCAATAGTAGTTAAAGAAATATTATTTTCAAACAATACAATTTTTGAAACAAATATACCTCACGAATGTTGGAAATATTGGTTAGAAGTTAAACAAGAAATAGAAAAATTATGACACCAAAAGAAAGAGCAGAAATACTTTACAATAAATACAGCAAAGAATATAATAAAACTTTATGTACAGGTACAATGCAACAAACAGAACACTGGAAGGAAGTAACAAAAGAATTAAGTAAACTTTATAAAAACAAATAAGATATGAAAACACCAAAAACAATTAAAGAAGTCGGTAAAATAGACTTAACAAAACTTTGCTGTTACGATAGAAGAAATCCTGATTTTCAAATAAAAGAAGAATATGGTTATGACAAAGAAGAAGTTGAAGAAACAGGTAATTTTTCTAAAAAAGATTGCGCTTGTGATAATTGTTTTTATGGTAGAAGTAAGTTAATTGAACAACTTATTATACAACAAGAAATAAGTTATAGTGAGGAAGAAGTAAAAAATATTATAAATGATTATTGCTTTGATTGGAATTATAATTACAAAGGAGAATTAAGTCAAAAGAAATATTTGGTAGAATGGTTTGAACAATTTAAAAATAAATAAGATGCCAGATATAACTAAATGCGAAGATAATCTTTGCCCGTCAAAAGAAACGTGTTACAGATACACAGCACCTGATTCAGAACTTTGGCAATCTTATGGTAAATTCAATCGTGAAGAAGATGAAGATAATTGCAATATGTATTGTGAAACTATAGAACCTGTTAAACAACTATAGTTTTTATTTATTATTAAATTGAATAATCAATACTTATTTCAAATGGAAAAAATTAGAGGTGGTGTTAGACCCAATGCAGGTCGTAAATCAAAAGTAGAAGAAGAAAAAGTAAACAACATATTTGTTAAAGCTTTAGGTGAATTATATAATACAGAAACAGAAGATGAAACTAAAATAGCTTTTGTTAAAGGTACATTGATGGAATCACAAAGAGGTCAGTTATTTATTGCAGAACATATATTTGGTAAACCAAAAGAAACTATAGAAGCTACACACAACGTAAATGATTTTAATATAAAAGATATATTTAAAGTTGGAAATCAATCTTAACGATAAATTTAATTTATTAGGTTCTGAAAGTAGATACTTTGTTATAACAGGTGGGCGTGGTTCAGGTAAGTCTTATTCTTTAAATTCATTTTTATTAGGATTGACTTATGAAACAGGACACGTAATATTATTTACAAGATATACATTAACATCTGCATCTGTATCTATTATACCTGAATTTATAGATAAGATTGAAACAGCTAATTTAAGCCACGATTTTTATATTACTAAAGATGAAGTCATAAATAGAAAAACAGGTTCTAAGATTCTATTTAAAGGTATTAAAACAAGCAGCGGAACACAAACGGCATCACTTAAATCTTTAGCAGGTGTTACAACTTGGGTATTAGATGAAGCAGAAGAATTAACAGATGAAGAAACATTTGAAAAAATAGACTTTAGTATAAGAACAAAAGGAATACACAATAGAGTTTTATTAGTTTTAAATCCTGCAACAAAAGAACATTTTATATATAAAAAATTCTTTGAAGATAAAGGAGTACAAGACGGAAGCAATTTAATAAAAGGAGATACTACATATATTCACACAACATATTTAGATAATATAAATAATCTTTCTGAATCATTTATAAATCAAATAGAGAATATAAAATTAAGAAGACCTGAAAAGTATAAACATCAAATATTAGGTGGATGGTTAGACAAAGCAGAAGGAGTTATATTTACTAACTGGACAATAGGTAAGTACGAACAAGTAGGTAAGTCTATCTTTGGACAGGATTATGGATTTGCTGCAGACGCATCAACTTTAGTAGAATGTAATATAGATACAACAAACAAACGAATTTATATTAATGAAAGGTTTTATCTACACGGTTTAACTACTTCGCAGATATACCATTTAAACAGGCAACACGCAAATGATTGTTTAATAGTTGCTGATAGTGCTGAACCAAGATTAATAAGTGAATTAGCTTCATTAGGTTTAAATATAGTTCCTGCAATTAAAGGTTTTGATTCTGTTACTTATGGCATTAGTGTATTGCAAGATTATGATTTGATAGTATCACCTGAATCAATAAACTTAATTAAAGAATTAAACAATTATTGTTGGTTAGAAAAAAGGTCAAAAACTCCAATCGATGCACACAATCACCTATTAGACCCATTAAGATATTGCGTTACATATCAATTAGGGAATGCCAATAAAGGAAACTATTTTATATATTAATGACATACGGACAAATGATTGCTACGATACAATGCTATTTACATCACGTTAAGAATGTAGAAGTAATGATTAACCTACCAAGAAATATAGGCGAAATTAAAAAGATGCAGCAAATGTATTTAATAGCATCAGCTTATTTGAATAGTTAAATATTTGTTAAATGTATTTTATTTAAAACATAAGTATTATATTTGCTTATAATTAAAAACAAAAGCTATGAATGAATATCCTTTAGAAGAATTAGAAAACGAATGTGCATATTGCGGAGAAGAATGTGAAAAGACTTATTGCAATAAAGAATGTAAAAAAGCATACGAATCAGAAAATTAATTATTGGTTAATTAAAGTGGAAATTAGACTTACAGAAATGTAGGTCTTTTTTTTGTTTAATACAATTTAAACAAATAGTTATTAATATAAAAAACAATAATATGAAGTTAGAAATTAGCATACCTACAGAATTAAAAGAAATTAAGTTAGCACAATATCAAGCGTTCTTAAAGATAGCTAAAGATAATGAAGATGCAGAATTTCTACATCAAAAGATGGTACAAACATTTTGCGAAATAGATTTAAAAGAAGTTGCTGAAATAAGATATAAAGATGTAGTTGAAATTACAAACTCTTTAGGTAAAATGTTTGATGTTAAAAACCATAAGTTTATAAATAAATTTAAAATGGGTGGAGTTGAATTTGGTTTTATTCCTAATTTAGATGAGATGACATTTGGCGAATATACAGATTTAGACACGTATATAACTGACTGGGAACAGATGCATAAAGCAATGGCAGTATTATATAGACCAATTAAAAAGAATGGCTTAAATGGCACGTATGACATTGAAAAGTATAATGGTTCAATAACATATTCAGATGTAATGAAACACGCACCTTTAGACGTTGTATTTGGTGCTAATGTTTTTTTTTACACTTTAGGCAACGAACTATTGAAAAGTACGATGACTTATTTGGAGAACAACAAGGAGATTCAGACTATTCTGCATCAGCACAATTCGGAAAAAGATGGGGATGGTATAGTTCAATCTATGCTATTGCTCAAGGAGACCTTATCCAATTTGATAGAGTTACCGAACTACCAATTAACCAATGTTTAACATATCTAACATTTGAGAAACAAAAGAATCAAATAGAATCAGATTTAATAAAGAAAAATAAATGAGTACATTTTACGAAATAACGCAGGTAATAAAAAACAAACTACAAGAAGATTTGTTTGTCAATACAGTTACAACTGGTGATATATTTAAAGTTGATTTAAACAAGCAAACTATATTCCCTTTAAGTCATATCATTGTAAATTCAGTTTCATATCAAGGTGCTGTATTGAATTATAACATATCTATTTTAAGTATGGATATTGTAGATGAAAGTAAAAGTTTAACTACAGATATATTTATAGGTAACGATAACGAACAAGACGTTTTAAATACACAATTAGCAGTAGCAAATAGATTTTTAGAAGTATTAAGTCGTGGTGCATTAGCTGAAGATTATGAGTTAGTAAATGGTTCTGCATCAATAGAATTTTTTGTAGAAAGATTTGAAAATAAATTAGCAGGAGTTACAACTACATTTGATATTGCAATACAAAATCCAATGACTAAATGTTAGAAGTTGAAAAAGTTATAACAAAGTTTCGTGATTATGTTATACAGCAATCAAGAAGTAATTTGTCAAAGTCAAGTAAAAACAATTCTAAAGCATTATATAATAGTTTAAAGGGCGAAGTAGTAACTGAAAACAATTATACTATTGTAGGGTTTCAAATGGCAGATTATGGTACGTTTGTAGATTTAGGTGTTAAAGGTGCAGACCCTTCAAAGGTATCTAAAAATGCAAAGATAACAGGACAACAAGCGCCAAATAGTCCTTATAGTTTTAAAACAAAAAGACCACCATCTAAATTTTTAGAAGATTGGGCAAAGCAAAAGAACTTTAGATTGCGAGATAGTAAAGGAAAGTTTACGCAGGGTAATTATAAAACAATAGGAATAATTTTAGCAAAGAATGTTTGGGCAAGAGGAATTAAACCAAGTTTGTTTTTTACAAAACCATTTGAAGCAGGTTACAAAAAATACATAGACGTAGATTTAATGAAAGCATTTGGTCAAGATATAGAAACAATGGTAGATTATAATTTAAAAGATATAAAATGAACATAGTAAAAATTTATATAACTGATAACGATTTTGTTAAAAGTTTTACGATTGAAAGCGAAAATGTAATTGATACAAGTAAATACGTAATTTTATGGAATTGTAAAGAGGAAATATATATAGATAAAAAATTAATTGATACAAAATATCATACAATATGAAAGTAGTTAAAGTAAGAAGTCCGTTTATAATCGAAGTAAATGAAGCAGGTGCAATAGGAAGTAAAGTTGAATTATTTATTTATAATTATGGCGGTTCAGTTCCTGCAACCCCAACATATACATTATCAAAATCAAACCCAAGTGCAACACAATTAAGCACGTCTTACAATGTTTCTAATTTTGTTAAAGAATATATAGACAACATAAAAGCCGTTTATCCAAATTATTATGGCAGTAATGAGGTAGTAAACGAATGGGCATTATTTAGAGTAAAAAGATATAAATTAGTAGGAACTACATATACGCTTTTAGATACTATAGATTATGTAGGTGCAAATGGTTTTACTAATTATTCAGATGGAATACAAAATCCAAGTGATACTAAAATAGGTATTTTAGCAAATACAAATATAAATAAAACATATTATTCTCAATCAACATATCCAAATGATTTAATTCAATATGTGAATTTATTAATAGACAAAACAACAACTACAACAACTATTGTAAATATAAAGTATGAAAGAATTGATGGTGTTGCTTATAATAATAATTCAAATTTTGGAGTTGGGTTTTCAGGGATTTTTAATGTAAAAATACCAATTACTTTAGCTAAAATAGATAACAATTTTATTAATGGTTGTAAAGTTACAATTACATACACTCCTGCAAGTGGAAGTGATATAATACAATCGTTCTATACATATCCAATAGAAGAATGTAAATACACTCCTGTACTTTGTGATTTTATAAATAGATATGGTGGGTGGGAAACTATTACTTTTTTTAAAGCACAAACAAACGCTATAAGCGTAAAAGGTTCTGAATATAATTTACTACCTTCTGCAATTAATTACAATGTAAATAAAGGACAAAGCAAAGTTTTTAATATAAACGGAACACAAACAGTTAAATTAAATACAGGTTGGGTTGATGAAAATTACAATGAATTAATAACTGATTTGTTATTAAGCGAAACTGTTTTATTAGATAACAAACCTGTAAAAGTTAAAACACAATCACATACTTTTAAAACACAATTAAAAGATAAAATGATAAATTTTGAATTAGACTTTGAATATTCATTTGATTTAATAAATAATGTTATATGATAGTAGTAGGAATATATATAAAGAATTTATCTACATTAAAATATGATAGGGTAGAATTATTTAACGATGAAAAAATATCTGTAACAAGTTCTATTCAAAACATAAATGATATATCTAAAACCTTTACTGATTTTAGCCAAACATTTACAGTTCCAGCTACTAAAAATAATAATAATATTTTTAAACATTGGTATGAAAATTCTTTAGACACGCAATTTACTACTTTAACAAAAGCAGAAGCATATATTGAATTAGATACAATACCTTTTAGAAGTGGTAAGATACAATTAGAAAGTTGCGATATTAAAAACGGACAAGCACAAAGTTATTCAATTACTTTTATAGGTAATTTAGGAAACTTAAAAGATAAATTTGCAGGATTATTTTTAAAAGATTTAGACACTACTGATTACGATATTTTATATAGCGGAACTATTGTAAAAAATAAAGTGGTAACAACAGCAGCGAGTGCCGATGTAATGTTTCCTTTAATATCTTCAAATAGATATTGGAATTATGGTGCTGGTGGCGATAATGATATTACTGTAAATTCACATCCAATAAGATATAATGAATTGTTTCCTGCAGTAAGGTTAAAAACAATTTTTAATATGATTGAAGATAAATTCAATGTTAATTTACAAGGAACAACTGAAAATCCAAGTACTTTTTTATCAGACGCAAGATTTACAAATGCTTATTTATATTTAAAAAATTCAGATAGTTTTATTTTAAAAAGTTCACCAAACTTAATAACTTGGGACACTAAAACAACTGCTAATTATTTTGATATTAATTTAACTAATGATACTTGGCGTTCAACTATACCTATTGAAGTTTATAACGATAATAATTTTCAAGGTCAATTTGCTTCTATTCGCCTTCAATTTACAGTTTTAGGTTTGCCATATAGTCTTGTTACTTATAAAAACGGGGTTGAAATTTTAAGACAATCTTTTACTACTGTTGCGGACACTAATTATCTTTATTTAGCAAATGAATTTAATACAACCGATATTTATAGCGTGAGAATTGTAGCAAATGAGGTTGTTACATTTAATGCTTTTTTAAAATTAGAAACGCAATTTGATGATGGTTCTGGTGGATATTATAGTGTATTAGATGAAGCTCTCAAAAACACAAATCAAACTACGCTTGTTGCTAAATTATCTATTAAAGATTATTTTCCCGAAATAAAAATAGAAGATTTCTTTAGTGGTGTTTTAAAAATGTTTAACCTCACTTGCTTTTCAGCTGATGGTATCAATTACACAATAGATACTTTGGAAAGTTATTACAATTTAGGGAATATAATTAATTTGACAGAATATATTAATACGGATAGCACAAATTTA